TAGTGTTTTAGCAGGGGTTGGTATTGCAATATTGGTTGTTCTGTTATTAACTCTTTTGGGTGTAGGAATGATGTATGCTATGCCTTTTTTATTGTGGGGTGCGGCCGCTTTAGTTATTGCAGGATTGGCGTTGCTTATTGGAGCTGTCCTTATGGGAACTGCAGGCGAGTATCTAGTTAAAGCAATAGGTCCTTTAGAGCAGATAGGAGATGCAGATTGGACTGCTCTTCTTCCTTTTGCTTCTGTAATATCAGCATTTGGCTTTTCAATGGTGTTTGGTGCTATAGGATTGTTAGCAGGAGCGATAGCTTTATATTTTGCAGCTCCTTTGTTGGCTGCAAGTGTAGAGCCTTTAAAGAAGATTGCTGATACAAATTGGGAGCCTTTAAAATCTTTTGCAGAAGCCTTAAGTCATGTAGGTCCTGCCATGTTAGGGTTTGCTTTGTCTGGACTTCTTTTATTGAATCCTTGGATGTTGCTTGGTTTAGTTACTATATTGGGCGCCCTTTCGTTTATGGGTATTGTTATGAATGGATTGGCCCCAGACTTATCTAAAGGTGCAGATGGGATAGAGAGAATGGCAGAAGGTGTTTTGTCTTTAGATTCTGCAGTAAAATCTTTAGATATAGATAGATTGGCAAAATTAAGAAATATTGCTGTTTCAATGGCTTTTGCAGGAGGAGGTATGGGAAAAATGATAAAAGCTTTAGACAAGGTGGGAGGTGCTGGTGGTGGTGATAAAAAAGTTACTCATATAGTAAAACTTCAATTGGACGGTAAGCAAATTCAAGAAATAATCTTAAGAGATACAGATAAATCAAGTTAATTCTTAAAATAAATCATTTATTTTTATTTAAAAATATTTATATTAAAATATATAAATACTTTTTATGAGCACCCCCTATGATGAAACGTTTGAAGAATTTGAAAGAAGGACTGGGTTAAGTTCGTTTTTCGGGGAATACTCTACAGAAGTAAGAGGTAAATTGTTGTCTAAAAATTTAGAGAGGCCTCAAAATATATATGATGTCTTTTATTCTCAAGTTAGAAAAGATTCTTTAAGTAAAAATGTTTCTATAAGTTCTGATATTGATAAAACTTCTGAGGGAATAAGAAATTCTTTATTATCAAAACAAGTATCTCAACAAATATCGTTAGAAGAAAGTGGTGAAAATACAAGAAAGCGTATTTTATCTAAAAACAAATTAATAGAATCTGCCGAATCTTTAGAAGATTTAGGAGAAAAAAATAGAAGAAAATCTATTGCTAAAAACTCTTCTAATAAAAAAAGTTTATCGTTTATATCTAAAAACACGAGAAGTTCTAATATAAATAAAAATACTAAAAAAAATGATGAACAAGAAAGTGGTTTATTAATAAAATCTGAAAATTATAGATTAGATTCCATTTCTAAAAACAATGTTAAAGACAATGACCCTTATAATAAAAATCAAGACATATCAGAATCTGGGAGTTTTAGAAGGGAAAATTTATCTAGAAATAAAAATGAATTTAGCAACTTAGAAACAAATTCAAGACCTAATAGAACAAATAATTTAAGTAAAAATTTATCAAAAAATAATAATTTAATTGAAGATAGTGAAATTAAAAGAAGAAATCTAGAATCAAAAAATGTTAAAATTGAAAATGATTTAGAATTATCTTCAGAAGATAAAAGAAATAGTTCTATTTCAAAAAATTCTGAAAGTAAAACAGATTTAGAAAAGGATAGTTCTAACTTAAGAGAAGAGAATTTAAAAAGAAATTTAGATAATAAATCTGATTTAGAGAAAGATTCTAATAAATTTAGAGATGATGATTTGTCTAGTAACAATTCTGTTGTTACGGATTTAGAAAAGTCTTCTTTAGAATTTAGGGAAGATGATTTATCAAAAAACATTCCTACAACTACAGATTTGGAAGGCTCATCAGAACTTTTTAGAGAAGATGACCTATCAAACAACTCTCCTGTCGCTACAGATTTAGAGAATAGTTCTATTCAATTTAGAAATGATGATTTATCAAACAACTCTCCTGTAATTACAGATTTAGAAGGTTCATCAGAACCTTTTAGAGAAGATGATTTATCAAACAACTCTCCTGTTGTTACAGATTTAGAAGGTTCATCAGAACCTTTTAGAGAAGATGATTTATCAAACAACTCTCCTGTTGTTACAGATTTAGAAGGCGATTCTAAACCTTTTAGAGAAGATGTTTTATCTTTTAATTCTCCCGTAGTTACAGATTTAGAGAGTAATTCTACACCTTTTAGAGAGGATGATTTATCAAATAACTCTCCTGTAGTTACAGATTTAGAAAGTTCATCAGAACCTTTTAGAGAAGATGTTTTATCTTTTAACTCTCCTGTTGTTACAGATTTAGAAAGTTCATCAGAACCTTTTAGAGAAGATGATTTATCAAACAACTCTTCTGTTGTTACAGATTTAGAAGGCGATTCTACTCAATTTAGAAATGATGATTTATCTGCAAACGTACCTATAACATCTGATTTAGAGATGGATTCTGGGGATTATTGGGATGATAACATTTCTTCAAATGTTGGTAATACTTCTGATTTAGAAGATGATTCTAGTACATTTTTAGACGATAATATGTCTAGCAATGTTCCTATAGATTCTGACTTAGAAGTAGATTCTTCAGGATTTAGAGCAGTAGACTTATCTGCAAATGTACCTATAAATTCTGATTTGGATATAGATTCTATAGTTAATAGAGGGCAAAACTTAGCAAATAATGTAAGTATTTTACATGATTTAACTGGTTTTTCAAAAAAAGAAAGAGACCAACAGCTTTCAAATAATGATTCTAAATTTAGAAGTCTTTTCTTAACTGGATTTGTATTTAGAAATTTACAATTAATAAGAAATTCTGAAGGATTTTCTTTAGGAAAATTAACTAATATAGAAGAAGTTGGTGATGGTGCGCTATTGTCTTTAACTCCTAGAAATAAATATACTTTTGAAAATCCTTACCAAGGTAGTGATGAAGGCTCAATAGATAAATTTAACGAAATATCAACAACAGCATCTCTAGAGGGGGGATTTACACAAGTAGGAATAGACGCATTAGAAAAAAATATCATTAGAGATGATTTAAAAAAACTTTATGGAACTAGATTATCCAATACAGAATCTGATTCTAAAATCGATACTGGATTATTAAATTATACAAAACCTATAATACAAGGTGGTGTAACTTCTGTAATCGCATTACATAATATTCAACAAAACACATTTCAATCAAGACCTGGTGAAACCTTTAAGTTAGGTAGTCAAGGAGCTGTAGAATCTTTAACTAATTTTACAAATGAAGGATTTCAAGAACTAATAAGTAAAACAGGGATACACAAAAACCTTCAAAGCTTTACAAACACCACACCAGAAAATATTATAGCAGAAAATGATGGCACTTATTTAAGTGAATCATCGGAAAAGATATTGAAACCAAATCAAACAGCCGAATTAGGTACTGCATCTTCTATGGTTTCTCAATCAGAAACCACTGATACAATAGGAAAAGATTTTGATGGTGATAACTCAAGAAGAAGAGGTGTTAGATATGTTATAGATAAAATTAGAAACTCTGAAGAAGGCATATCTTTTGCTAAGAATTTTAACGTTCAAGGAGAAGAGAACACTACTAGCGTTTTTGTTTTAGGAAAATTAAAAGATGGAACGGAAAGAAAAAGCTACAATAGATATAGTATAAAAAACCCATACGCACCTGAATCAGCTCAAGCGTTGCAGTTTAATTTTACCAATTACGCAATAAAAGATGGGACTAGAACCATGTCATTCCCAGCATATATAACTGCTTTTCAACATGGAGATAAAGCGACTTGGAATTCAATTAATTATTTAGGCAGGCCAGAGCCTATATATACTTATGGAAGCTCATCTAGAGATGGTTCAGTTTCTTTTGTTGTATTAACAGATTATGCAAGTGAAGTTGATATAGGATATTCGTTTGACCCAAATACAGGAAGTGTAACAAAGGAAACAGTTAATTTTACTGGTGTTGACTTTTCAAATAGAGCAACAGATTTATTAAAGTCAATTAATGATATTAAATCAGAAATAAAAGAAGTTGAAAAAGAAATACAATCTGACGATACCTCTAAAGAGGAGAAGGAAAAATTACAAGTACAAATAGGCCAACTAAAAAAACAAGAAGAAGAGCTTCAATATCTTTCAAGCAATCAATTGGGTGCATCAGTAAATTTTGACGAAAGCACTAGTTTCGGTAGAACTGGTGGCCCTAATGTGTATAAGTGGATGGAGGGTTTTCAGGAAAACGAAAAAGAAGGAGAGTTTGTTGAAAGTAAAGCAGAAAATACTTTAAAAAAATTAGAAGAAATGAAAAATAATTTAGTTTTCCAACCGTCTTATTTTTCAGGAAGTAAAGTTGATTTTGTTGAAAGGATGGAATTTTTATCAAAACTAACAAGACCAGCAAGAAATAATAGTGTATCTGATGGATTTTCTTTCACAGACCCACCAGTTTGTCATATTCATTTAGGAGACTGGTTCAATCATGATATAATTATTGAAAGCGTTTCTTATGATTATAGTGATGCTCCATGGACTTTAGATGGAGGAAAAGCTTATCCAATGTGGTGTAAAGTTAGTGTTAATTTCAACATAATAGGTTCTTACGGCGCAAGAAATACAGAAGATGCTCCTTTAGCGACAGACAAGGGTGGATTTTTTGGAAGAAGAAGGACTTCAACATTCTAAAGAGTTTAATCTTTATTTTTTTCATTAATCTTATATATTAAAACAACAAAAAAATAATGATTATTATTTATAAAAAATAATAACGTTGATTATGGCATATAATAGATATAAATATTTAATGAAACCAGATGGAAGAACAATGTATCCATTCCCCCCTATTAAAATAAAAAAAAGATTAACAGATGTTTTTAGAGTTTACAACCAAGACAAAACTAGATTAGATAGAATATCTAATGAAGTGTATGGAGAAAGTGGTTGGGGTTTTTTAATAATGTTAGCAAATCCAGAGTATGCGATAGAATTTGACATTCCAAAAGGTGCTGTCTTAAGAGTTCCTCTACCTTTAAGAGAAGTTGTGACAGAATTTGAAGGTAAATTAATAAAATTTAGAGATAAAAAATAGTAGAAAAATGCCAGTAAGACCAGAAAATGTAGGTGATTTAAATTATGATGTAAGAGATTTGTTTCTAGACGTCAGATTAACTAGTATAGGAATTAATGATAATGTTGAAAGAGATGAAGAAACTGGATTTGTTAATAATTTAGATTTTACGGGAAGGCCAACTTTTAAAACAGAGTTTTTTAGAGAAAGTGTTGGTTTTGGCATAACTAATATAAAAGTTTCAACTAACGCGTCTTTACAGCCAAGTTTAGATATTGAATTCAAAGATTTGTATGGAAAAACAGTTTTTGGAGAATTAAGTGGTGCACAAAACGAAGGAGTTAGCTATAAAGCGCTTTTCCAATGGCCTCCACCTAAATTTGAGTTTACATTTAAAGGGTATTTAGGGAAGCCAGTAACTTGGATACTTAATATGAAAACTACATCAACACAATATAATTCTGACGATGGTAGCTATACACTTAAGGCGACTTTTATACCAAATCAATGGGGAATGTTTGCAGATATTCCTTTTCTATATCTTTTTGCAGTTAAAGGATTAAAAGCTCAAAGTCTACCTACAACAGCTAGAAAAACAGACGAAGATTACAAAGAAAAAACAGAATCCATTATAGATTTAATGTATATAGGAAAAAAGTTAGAAACTACAAAAAAATTAGTCTCTAAAGAATATGATTCTATAGTAGGAGATTTATTGTCTTTAAAAAGTGACCCTGTCAACGGAATTCTAACTGGACAAATACCAATAGCTTCAACATCAGCAGAAGGGGAAGAACCTGAGCTTATAAAAAGTGGAATCCCAGGCAATTCCGATATTGAAGGATTTAAGCCTTTGGGAATAGTTTTACCAGAAGAATATAAAGGAAAAAGTAGAGAAGAAATTATATTATATTTAAGAATTTTACCACCACAATCTAGAGCTGCAGAAAATGCAAGGATAAAAGCGGCCACTTTTAAGGCTGGTAGTAACTGGGCAGATAGTAACCCACTAGGAGAATCGGGGGGGAAATATGTAAAAGTTGAAGGCAAATTTGGGGATGTAGACGTTATTTCATCAGTAAAAGCAGACGCTAAAAATTTAGATGGAGTTATAGAAGCAAATTTAGAACTTATAGACACACAAATAAAAGCATCTTTGTACAATGAATTCGGAAATGAATTACAAAAAACTACAATAAAAGAAATATTTAGTAGAATTGCAAAGGATACAGCGTATATTATGGGCTTTATAATAGATGCTGGGGAACAAGGTTATTTTAATAACAAAGAAGAAAGAGAAGATAGTGAGAAAAAAAATGAAATAATTGGTCAATATTTTCCTATGGAATTTAAAGAAGTTAAAAACAAAGAAGAAAATGACCCAAATAAAACCTTAAAAAAACAATTCCCAGTAGATGGTTTAGGTACAGATAAATATGAAAAACTTTTTGTTACAAATTTTATTACAGCAATATCTTTTGGTATAGCACAAAATAAATCTTTACAAGCATCAGCAGGAGATGAATCTCAAAATGCTATAAAGTTTAGAGTAAATAATATAGAAATAATATCAGATAATCCATTTTTAAATATTACAGACTGGAGAGAGTTGGCTTCTATAATTATGAAAAGAGCAGGAGTTGCTGCTTATTTAACTAGAAATACAGACCCAAACAGGCCAGGGTATTATCCAAATGAATGGTTTTTTTCTTTAAGTCCTGAAAAAATGAGAAAGATGGCAGATAATGATTTATCTAACATCACTGATGCGGTATTGCTTCAGTTAGAACCAGAAGATTTGGAACAATTAAAAACTTTTACTCTCTTCTGGACTAGCCTAATAAAAGATGCAGATGGTATAACAAATGGCGGAAATATTACTTTTAATACTGCAAAATGGAGAGGCGGCAACGCTACTCTGTCAGGCGACTTATATGGATTTAGTATAAATAAATTGGTTTTTGTAAAATACCCAGGAAACCCAGAGCTTACTGATAATCCATTAGTTAAACAAATAATAACACAAATGTCTAAGGAAGATGGAGATTGGAATGTTGATGAAAGAATTTTAAAACCCTTAATCCCTGGCCGAGACCCAATAAGTGTGAGTTCTATGAAAGATAGTGGAATTATAAATTCACTTAAGAATTCGTTTAATAGAGAAACGACTGAATATACTGAATTAAGAAAAGCAGGATTTGAAGGTTGGACTGTTGAAGAATATTTAGAACAATTTATTGGACCTAACTATCTTTTTCACGGCAGAAGTACAAGGCAAGGATATGAAGGTAAGGAAGTAAGTAAACCAACACTAAAAGCTACGTCTACTTTTTTTGACACATTAACTTCTTTTGTTCATTTTAACGGATTAAATTTTGCACATTCAGGCACGAAATACGACGAAGAGTTTGAGTTTCTTTGGTTTAGAGATGTTAAAGATGTTGCTAAACTATCAGAATTACAACCTGTACAAGGAACTAGTGATAGTGAAGATGCTAACTTAGAAGATGAAGAAAAAAATGAGAATAATTTAGATGGCTTTCCTTTAGGAGTGCAAATAATAGATACTTCATATTATTTAATAGACCCTGATGAAAAAGAAAATGCCATCGTAGGATTTTGGACCGTCCAAAAAAATAAACAACCATCACCGGGAATTCAATTTTTTTATAAATATTATGCGGCTGATAAGGTCGATTTTTTAGATTATGCATGGTGTAAAGGCGCTAATACTTTGACGGATGTTATAAACAGTACTACCGATTCTTTTGCTAATTTATATATGGGCAAAGAGCCTAAGCATGTGGAATATATAGCAGAAAACAACATGAAATCCAAAGCATTTTTCTGGAGACCTGGAACATCCTCAGGTACCGAGAAGCTTGGCATTGCAACTCTTGAATTCATTAAACCAGAATCAAACCCTATGGCCTATGTTGTTTATGCACAAAATACAGATACAAAAACAGAAGGCCCAGCAATGAGTTTGTTTGGGTCATCAGTTCCTGGTGTTGCTGCTAGGGCTTTTTTAAGAAAGTATTGTTTAGGACTAAACGCAAGAATTACTGAGATTCAAGATGAAGTAAATGAGGTTTTTGGACAAATATTAGGAAGAGCAGGAGAGCATGAGGATTTATTGTATCAACAATTTCACTCTTTATTTCATCAGTGGCAAATTTTAGGTTCTGTTGGAAATAAAAGACTTAATTCATCACAAGTTGGAAAAAAACTTTCTCCTGTAGTCGCTAATAAATTAGAAGAGATATATGGTTCAGTTTCAGATGATAGTGGAGTTGGGTGTGGCGAATCTATTGCAGATAGTGATGAGGTTGTAAACTTTAGGTATGACTTTCCGCTACAATCTAACAATGAAGACGCGATTAATGTTGCAGATTCTATAATAAATATAGAGCCTTTATATAATGCAAAAGCAAATACTACAGTGTTAAATGTTTTTCAGCAGACTTGCACAAAAAATAATTTTATGTTTTTTCCAATACCTGGAAATTCTCGATATAAATGTGTGGAAGATTTATTTAGGCCAGTAACACATGTTAGAAGTCCTAAAATAGGCAACTTTTTTCAAATTTTATTTAACCCTACGCCAGAAAGTAGAAGTTTAAATGTTGATTCTGATGAAGCAAAATCTTTAAAAGATGACCCAAAAGATTTTACTGTAGATGCTTTTCCTGTTAGATTTGGAGACCCTACAAACAAAATAATTAGAAATGTTACTGTTGGAACTGATGACAATAAAGTTACAGCAGAAAGTATTGTTAATCTTCAAAAGATAGTTGATGATGAAGATAATTCAAGAAGTGTTACTACTGATTGTAGTTTACTTTCTGTGTTTGAAGGAAGAAGTTATAAAGCAAAAGTAGAAACTATAGGAAATGCTCAAATATCTCCTATGCAATTTTTTTACTTAGAAAATCATACTATTTTCACTGGTCTTTATCAAATAATAAAAGTAGACCATAGTATTAGTCCAAATAATATGACTACTGAATTTGAGGGCATAAAAATGAGATATGCATCAGGGAGTTATGGGGGAATTTTCCCAATTACTTTGGCAGATTATGCAAAAGCGGCTGGTGTTACGAAAAGCGCTCCATTAGAATCGATTCAAGAGACTGAAGAAGATGCTGAAAGACGTAAAGAAGCTTTAAATAGTACAGGAAGAACATTTTCTGCAAACGCTTCTAATATTGTTGGGACTGATGAAGGCTCTAAGGCAGTTGCAAATTTTTTAAAGAATAAAACAACTAAAAGAAATATAGACGACTTAATAACCAGAGCTGTTAAGGATGGTATTACAGACCCAAAAACAATTACTGGTATTTTATCAATAATAAGCAAAGAAAGTAGTTTTGTTGCAAAATTTGAAAATTTATATTACAGTTTAGAAAGGGCTTATGAGGTTTGGCCGAGACTTAAAAACGTAGATACATCAAAAGCTTTTAATCCTTCAACAAAAAAGGCAGACAGTGAATCATATAGAAAAGAGTTGTGTAAATTAGTTTATGGTAAAACTTATGGAAATGATGGATATACCAGTAAGCCAGGAAAATCAGACCATGCAATAAAAGATAAATTTGTTGGACCTCATACAGATGGGTTTGATGGATATCGTTATAGAGGCGGTGGATATAATCAAATTACATTTAAATCAGCCTATATAAAAGCAAAAGAAGCTTCTGGAGTTGATGTGGTAACGAACCCAGAATTAATAATTAAAAAAGGAACTGCAGAACAAGTTTGTATTGGATTTTTCAAAAGAAGAATTACGACTTTTCCAACAAGCAAAGCTGCAGAGTGGAATGCTATTAATGGCAATTCTCCTTCTGTGTCTTTTAAAAATTTATCAGATGCAGTATTTTATACTTATCATTGTAATACAGGTACGGGAAAATCTGTTGCACATGTAAGAGGGTTATTAGACCCATCATCAAAATTGGGAGGCATGCAAAAGGCACAAGCAAGAGCTCCAGCTTTATTGGAATATGTAGAAGGTTTTTTGGGCTTACCAATAAGTAAGGATGGACAAGGTTCAAAATCTTCTACAGGAGATGGTAGTTTACCTTTTACGGGCCCTACTCCTAATGCTGATAAATTAAGAGAAAAATTAAAAGAATTAGGCTATACAGAAAAGGGTAGAGAAATTTCAAATGGTGGAGATATAAGTGTAGAAATTACAGATGCTATGATTGAAATACTTAAAAGTATTAAAGAAAAGTATCCAAGTTATGCAGTTAAGCTTACAGGAGGTAATGATGAGTACCATCAAAAATTAAGCTATAATAGTAGGCACAAGTCTGGTTATGCTATGGATTTTGTAACTACACCATCAAAAAATCCTAAAGATTTAGATAATATAGTTTTAATTCTTGAATCATTTAAAAAGAAATATAAACCTAAAGGTGTTTATATAGATGAATATAGAAGACCTTCTAGCGCTGCAACTGCTGGACATTTTCATGTACAAATAAACTAAAATATAAAATATTTTTATTATATTTGCATAATATAAATTTGTTTATGTTGAACGAGCTAATAAAAATATGTAAAATAATACCATACACTTCAGAGGATGAGGATTATATCATTATAAATTATAAAAATTTTGCACTAGAAACATACAATCCAGAAATATCAAAAGAGCAATTTATAGTTCCAACCTTAATAGTAGGCTGGGGATATGTAAAAAAACATTACCCAGAACAATCTATAATGAACTCAAAAATATTTGATAATTTATATTGGACTTATAGCTTGAGTGAAAATGAATCAAAATCTAAGTCTGATATTGAATCATTTTTGAATTTTTCTATAAAAACATTTTTTAACAAAAGCCTTATTACTTATGATGCAATTATAGATGGCGAACTTAAGGAGTTTATATTAAAAAATATAAATCCTAAAATTAGGTCTTTTATATATTTTCATAAAAATGCATGTTATATATATAATGATAAAAACACTTATGCAATAAGTTTGTTGAGCTTAAGTTTTGTGGGTAAAGATTATAAAAAAATATTAACTTCTTTAATAAACAAAATAGAATGTACTATTTTAAGTTATTATAATGTTTCAAGATATGTTTATATAGATGAATTAAGAGATGTTATGACTACAGAAAATATATTTTGGTCTAAATACACTTATAATATAGAGCCAAAAGATTTTAGTAATATGTTTTTAGGAAAAGATGTTCACAAAAACATTCCTTTATTAATGAAAATAATAAGAGACAATAATAAAGTTAATAATGATGAGTTAAACTCTTGTAAAAGACAAACAAAAAAAGATAAAATCACTTCATGGTTGTCGGGTAATAAAATATATTTTAATAAAACCTTTACTCCTCAAAATGGATTAAGATGTAGTTGGGATAATGGCAAAAAATATTTAATATTAAGATACTCAGATAAGAGAACAATTACTGGTAGAATTAATTGTATTGATGGATTTAATCCTCAAATGTTACCAAAAGATAGCAAAATAAGAGAGCAGATGATTTCTAGATATGATGGTGGAAAAATAGTTGCATTTGACTATAAATCTTTTGAAACTAGACTATCTATGTATTTATCTAGAGATGAAGAATTTATATTAAAAAATATGAATTCTGATTTACATTTAAATACCGCAAATTCTATATTTCAAAAAGATGAACTAAGTGCCCAAGAAAGAAAGTTAGGAAAAGATATAAATCATGCTATTTTATATGGTGGAGGAGATGCTTTGTTAAAAAATATAATATCAGAATCAAATGTAGACGATTTAGATAGTTCTATAGTTAGGGTTAAAGAGTTTTTGGAGCCAATATTAAACACTTCAAATTACATAAATGATGTATATAAAGAGTTGGGATATATAATAAATCCTTTTGGAACTCTTATAAAGCCAAACAAATCTTATGCTGCTTTTAATAATTATGTTCAATCAACAGCTGCAGATATAGTGGTAGATAAAATTTCAGAAATAAAAAATTGGTTAAAAAACAAAGAATCTTCTTTTATGTTTCAAGTTCATGATTCTTTTGTTTTAGATATATCTCCAAAAGATTTAAATGCAATTGAAGATATTAAAACTATATTATCAAAATATAATGATATGATATTTGATGTAGAAATTATGTCTGGCAAAAATTATATGGAGTGCAATTAAATCAATTTGACTTTATAGAAGTTGAACTACCTGGGTGTGTTGTCATTAAAGAGTGTTATTTTTTTGAAAACTATACAGATGAGTACTTTGTAGGAATTTCTAAATATAAAGATACTAATATTATTTCAATTTTTATAGCAGACAAAAAATATATAAAAAGAAAGTTAAAAATAAGAGGAAGTTTTTTAATTTTAGAAAAAATTCACAGTGATTCTATGTTTCTTTTTGATAATAAACATAATTTAATTTTACTTCATAATGGAATTTCTGAATATATTAGCAGAGCAATATTGTGTGGACATCTTAATTTGCTACTCTTTAAACCCACCTTTTTCAACAAGTTAAAATATAAGTTGAAAAGTATTTTAAAAAATCGTTAAATCTTATTGCTTTTTATTGTTTTTTTTCTTTGATTTGTACGTGGAAATTAAATTAATTTCTATTTATAAATACACTCTAAAATAGAGAGTTTGTTATAAGGTCGCAAAGCTCAAATGGGCTAATTAGGCTAAATTAAAACTATAAAAAAGAGAAAAATGAATGAAGGAAACAATGTTCCCTCAAATGAAAATTTTGAGGGAACAAATTCAAATCAGCACACTACAAATGTCTCCTCAAATGGCATGAATGTGCAAGAGTTCTTAAGTGAAGTAGAGCAAGTAAACAAAGAAAGCTTTAAGAATGAAAGAAAAAAAGTAGACCTGAAAGAGGTTACTTACAATCCAAAACCTGGGAAACTTCCTGAAGAAGGTGAAGAACTTAGAATAGTTCCTCCACTTGAAGGGAAAGCATTTCAAAAAATTGATTTTCATTGGAAAATAGGAAATTCTAAAATGGTGGTTTGCCCATTACAATATGGTAGGCCATGTCCTATTTGTGAATATCTAAAAAATCAACCATCTGATGACAAAACTAAGCAGATGGAAGCTAAAACAAGATATTTTCTTCCTGTAGTAATAAGAAAAAGAGAACAAGAAGGTCCAAAGTGGTGGGGATTTCCTAAGACTGTATTAAATGTAATTGCTGGCTTGTATAAAAATAAATATTATGGAGATGTTTCTGATATTTATCAAGGAAATGATTTAGAGATAAAATTTCCTGCTGATGCCGATGTTGCAAACATAACCCCAGTCCCAGTTAAAACTCCTCTTATGGTAGATGAGTCAGGAGCGCCTAATGATGAAAATATAAGAACTTTAAGGAGTTTAGTAAAACCTCTTGAAGAAGTTTTTATAGAATTGCCGAATGATGCTATTGTTAAAATATTAGACAAAGCAAATGGTAATGTTCAAGAGTAGAATATAAATTAAATACAATAAATTATGATTGAGTTTTTAAATAGTAATATAGAGTTAGAAGCGTGTTTTAAGATGGTATTTTTAATATCATTATTTTGCCTTGGTCTAAGGACAATAACTGACGATGGAAAAATAGCATATCCATTGAGAAAGTTGGTGCAAAAACTGCCTTCAAATTTAGGAAAGCCATTATTATTATGTTGCGCTTGCATGTCGAGTGTGTGGGGAACTATCATTTATTGGTATTTTTTCGGAAATAGTATTCCTGAATGGATTTTAGTAACTATAAGTGCTTCGTTTTTAAATTCTATTTTATGGGAATTATATACTTTAATAACAAAAAAAATAAATTAATATGTCAACAAAAGAAAATTCTGAAGAAAAATCAGAAAATGCAGAAGTTTTAGAAGCTAAAGAAGTTTCAAAGAAGAAAAAAGCATCTCCAAAAGTAAAAGCAAAAAAAAGTTTTTCACTTAATGATTATAGGAAAAATTTAGACTTAGAAGAGATAGAATACAAAGAAGATGAATGGATTGTATTAAGTCAAGCTTATCAAGACACAACGCAATTACCTGGAATTCCAATGTATGGAATAACTATGGTCTACGGACATCCAGATTCTGGCAAGTCTACTTTAGCTCTAGAAGCGGCTAAAGGTGCAATTAATAATAATATATTGCCCATTTTTGTTAATACAGAGAAGAAATTTAATTGGTCTCATGCTAATGAGATGGGAATTGCTCAAGATGATATGTTATATGTAGATTCAATTGAAGAAGTTGAAGATATATGTAAATTTATAAGAGATAGATTAAAAGACCAAAGAGAAGGTGATTTACCAACTGATATTTTAATAATAGTAGATTCTATTGGAAATGTTGTTAGTAGAGCTGAAAAAGCTGCAATAGAAAAAGAAGAAGATGGTGCAATTATGAAAACTGCAAAAGTTTTAACTCAGCAGATACATAGAGTTATTGAAAAGCAAATATCTGCAACCAAAAGGGCTGATTTTCCATATAGCGCAAGTTTACTAATAGTAAATCATGCATACGATAGTATTAAGGTTACTAAGTTAATTCCATATGGTGGTAATGGTGTAATTAAAGCTGCTAGTCTTGTAATTAGAATGGGTGGAATTATTAGTAATTCAACTAAAGTTTATGCAAGCAAAAACGGTGTAGATGTTTCTTTTGCAATAAAAACTGATATTGTAATTGAAAAAAATCACATAACAAACATATCCGTTAAAGATAAAATATTATGTACAGCTCATGGTTTTGTTAAAAACACAACGCCAGATTTAAATGCTTACAAAAAGGACCATAGAGAAGGTTGGGAATTAAGGTTTGATGACGATTGGGACAAGTACGGAGATAAGTAGTATATTCATGAAAGTGCTTTTAGTAGATGGTGAATGGAATTTGAAGCGGAACTTTATGAAAAGACAAGACCTTTTTTCAAAGGGTGAACATTGTGGTGGTTCGTATGGTTTTTTGGATAGTTTAAGGTCTGTTGTTGATAAAACGATGCCTGACAGAGTTGTTATTTTTTGGGATGGAATAATGTCTGGTTACTTTAGAAAAGAAATTTATCCTATGTATAAATCAGGTAGAGATAAATCCTGGGAAGAGGAATCTTATTATTATACTGATGATGAAATAGATGAAGAAAGGCAGAGGAAGTATAGTATACTTAAGCAAAAGATAAAAGTTAAAAATTATCTAGAAGAATTATGTATAAGGCATGTAGAGGTTGAATATGTAGAGGCTGATGATTTGTTGGGTTTGTATGTAAAAAATAAGAGTGAAAATGATAATGTGTTAATTTTTAGTAGTGATAAAGATTTTCATCATTTAGTTGATGAGAACGTTTCTATAATAAGGCCATCCGATGGTAAGGTTATAACTATAGAAAATTTCAAAGAAGTATTTGGATATACACATGAAAATGCTTTATTTGTAAAGTGCTTGGAAGGAGATACATCTGACAATATATCAGGAGTGAAAGGAGTTGGATTAAAAAAAATGAAAACCTACTTCCCCAGATTTTTTGAAGAAAGATACACATTAGATATGTTAATAAAAGAGGCTGAAGAGAAATATGAAGAAAAACCTTTAAAGCTATATGAAACTATAACAAATAGTAGAAAAACTTTAGAATTAAATAGAAAATTGATGAATCTTAAAAGTCCTATTGTAAACCAAAAAGCTATAAATGAGGTTGATGAAATATTAAATTGTCTAATAGTAATGCCAGACATTAGCGATGAAAGAGGTATTAAAAACGCAATGGATATGACTGTAAAAGATGGTTTTAACATGCATATGTTTAACAATGATTTATCCTTGTTTTTCAGACCTTTTTATAGAATAGTATCTAAAGAGAAAGAATTTTCATTAAACGCTTTAAAAAAGGCAAAAAGATAACTTTTAAACAAAAAAAGTTCTTTACAAAACTTGTAGAGCTTATGTTTAAAAAGTATAGCTTTATTAATAATAAAACAAATAAAAAAAAAGGTATTTATTAAAACCTAAATAATAAATGGAAGAAAAAAATAGCATAGAAAAAATTCAGAAGAGTGAAATAAGAGAAGCTTTTCAAGATATAGATGACACATCGAGAAAGGAAGCTATGAAAGAAACTAGTTTTCAAACAAAATTAATAAAAATTTTTTTAGAAGATGAAAGTTTTTCACAACAAATAGCTGACATTTTACATGCTAAATATTTTGATAATATCCATCATAAAATATTGTTTCAACATATAATAAAATATATAAACAAATATAATTTATTGCCTAATTATGAAACTTTAAAAAGTGTAATAAAATATAAAGAAGTTGGCATTCAACAAGAGCACCTTGTTGAATTGGTAGATATAATCTCTAAATATAAACATAATGATAAAAAGTTTGTAGAAGAAATAACTTTAGAGTTTTGTAAAAAACAATCATTAAAAAAAGGCCTTTTAAAAGCGGCAAAAGCTTGGGAAATTGAAGATTATGATAATATTTCTGTAATAATTGGAGAGTCTTTAAAATTAGGAGAGCCTAAAAGTAGTGGTCATAATTATTTGGTTGATGTAGAAAAAAGATTAATAACTGAAAATAGAAATCCAATAACTGCAATGGAAGGTCTTGACAACATTATAGGTGGAGGACTTTCAGGTGGTGAACTTGCAATTTTGTTGGCCCCAACAGGTGGTGGAAAGTCTATGGGATTGGTAAAAATGGCTAGTAATGCCATATTAGACGGAAAAAAAGCTATCTATTATAGTCTTGAAATGAAGGAGGAAAAGATAGGGCATAGATTTGATGCCGCACTTAATAATATACCTTTAAAATACGTCACTGAATATGTAGATAAAATTAGAGAAACGTCAGAATATATAAAAAATAAAGGTGGAGACCTTTTTATAAAAGAATTTCCAACTGGTACAGCCTCTGTCAATACTTTGAGAGCTCACTTACAAGCTTTAGAGAGAGAACATGGAATAAAGCCAGATATTATATTTGTTGATTATGCAGATATAATGAAATCTACTTCTGAATATTCTGAAAGAAGATATAATTTAACAAGTATATATGAATGTTTAAGGGCTTTGGCTATGGAAATTAACATACCTATTTGGACTGCCACTCAAGCAAATAGAGACGCCATTAACTCTCCAAAGTTTGATTTAAAAGTTATTAGTGAAAGTTTAGGAAAAGCTCAAACTGCAGACCTTATACTTGGTTTGGGTAGGACTGAAGAAGATAAGATGGAGAAGAAAGCTAAGATGATGATTTTGAAAAATAGAAATGGTGAAGACGGCTTTACAATAGACCTACATTTTGATACATCAAATTTAGATATTAGAGTTTTGCAAGACACAAATCAATCTAGATTAGGAATATCAAACATATCAGGTTTAAATATAGAAGATTTAATAACTTCTAAATAATTAATTAATAAAATTTTTTATATTAATTAATATGACTTAGATTTGTGAGCAATAATTATAAAATAAATTACATAATGATAGAAGAAAGTATTAAAAAAAATAAAGAAGTGGAACCTCTCTTAGTTTCAAATCCTAATAGATTTGTTATTTTTCCAATACAACACGATGATATTTGGCAATTTTACAAAAAAGCTGAAGCTAGCTTTTGGACTGCTGAGGAAATCGATTTACAACAAGATTTATCTGATTGGGAGAATTTAAACGAAAACGAAAGGTATTTTATTAAAAATGTTTTAGCGTTTTTTGCAGCTTCTGATGGTATAGTTAATGAAAATTTAGCAGAGAATTTTATAAATGAAGTACAATACCCAGAAGCTAAGTTTTTTTATGGATTTCAAATAGCGATGGAAAATATACACTCTGAAACATATTCTTTATTAATTGACACTTATGTTAAAGATGTAAAAGAAAAGTCTAAACTTTTTAATGCTTTAGAAAATATACCAGCAGTACAAAAAAAAGCAGAATGGGCTCTTAAGTGGATTGATTCTGATAGTTTTGCAGAAAGGCTTATTGCATTTGCTGCAGTAGAAGGAATTTTCTTTTCAGGTTCTTTTTGTTCTATATTTTGGCTTAAGAGTAGAGGGAAAATGCCTGGGCTAAGCTTTTCTAATGAGTTAATATCTAAAGATGAAGCTTTACATTGTGATTTTGCTGTTCACTTACACAATAGCCACTTAAAGGATAGAGTTTCAGAAGATAGGATAAAGGAAATTATAAGTTCTGCGCTAGAAATAGAAAAAGAATTTATTACAGAGTCTTTACCAGTAAGTTTAATAGGTATGAATTCTAATTTAATGTCTGAATATTTAGAATATGTAGCAGATGCTTTATTAAGAGATTTAAATTGTTCTCCATTATTTAAAACAAAAAACCCTTTTGATTTTATGTCAAATATAGCTTTGGAGAATAAAACGAACTTTTTTGAAAAAAGAGTTGGAGAATATTCTAAATCTGGAGTTGGGCTAGATGCAAGTGATAACAAAATAGCCTTTGAAGGTGATGAAGATGATTTTTAAAATAAACAATAAAACAATAAATAAAAGAAATGATAGTAATTAAGAGAGATGGTTCAGAAGAAGTGGTGAAATTTGATAAAATTTCATCAAGAATAAAAAAACAAACATATGGATTAGACCAAAACTATGTGGAGTATATGGAAGTTGCAAAAAAAGTTATTGCAGGCGTATATGATGGAGTTACAACTAGAGAGTTGGATAATCTTGCTGCTGAAACTGCAGCTTCACTAACCAGAATACATCCAGACTATTCTATATTAGCAGCGAGACTATCATTGACTTCATTAAAAAAAGAGGCAAAAAAATCTTTTAAAGAAACTGTAAAAGACTTATATAATTATGTAGACCCAAAAACTGGCGACAATGCACCTTTGGTGTCTAAAGAAATTTACGATTTAGTTAATAACCATCATAGAAAAATTGAATCTATGATTATTCATGATAGAGATTATGATTTTGAATATTTTGGATTTAAAACTTTAGAAAGGTCATACTTACTTAAAATGAATGGAAAAACTGTAGAAACACCTCAACATATGTATATGAGAGTTGCTCTTGGTATTTGGGGTGATGATTTTAAAGAAGTTCAAAAAACTTATGAATTATTATCTACAGGAGACTTTACTCATGCAACGCCAACTTTATTTAATTCGGGAACTCCTAAGCCACAATTATCATCATGTTTCTTGGTCGCTAATAAAGGTGATGATTTAGACTCTTTATTTGACACTCTTAAGGATGTTGCAAAAATATCTAAATGGTCTGGTGGTATTGGTTTACATGTTCATGGAGTAAGGTCTAAAGGCTCTTATATTAAAGGTACTGGAGGCAAGTCGGATGGCTTACTTCCTATGCTTAAAACTTATAATGAAGTAGCTCGTTGGATAAATCAGGGCGGAAAAAGGAAGGGTTCTTTTGCAATATATTTAGAGCCATGGCATTATGATGTTAGTAGTTTTATTGATTTAAGAAAAAATCATGGAAAAGAAGAAGAGAGAGCTAGAGATTTGTTTTTAGCACTATGGATACCAGACCTTTTTATGAAAAGAGTGGAAGAAGATGGGGAATGGACTTTAATGTGTCCAAATGAATGCCCAGGATTATCTGATGTTTATGATGTATATCCTGAATATGATGAATTAGGGAATATAATAAATGAAGAAAATATAAATTTAGAATTTACAGAACTTTAT